ATGCACAAAACTAAATCTGGTAAAATGGCTAAAAAAGGTCTTTACTATAATATTAACAAAAAAAAGAAAGCTGGAACTTCTAGGACTAAAAAAAAGTCAACTATTAGTTCTAAAGCATATGCAAATATGAAAAAAGGTTTTCCAAAAAAGAAAGGGTAAGTTATGGGTGGATTTTTCTCAAGACCAAAACCTCCAGCACCTCCCCCTCCACCTCCTCCTCCTCCAGCTCCAGAGCCAAAAGAGCCACAATCGGCAAAGGATGCTAGAGAGAGAAGATTAAGAGGTAAGGTAAGAGGTATGGGATATGGTCAAGGAAGCACTCTTGGGGGAGCAGAAGATGCTGCAACTGCAAGAACTATTCTTGGTCAATGATTGTTGCTAAAACTGATAAATCATTAGCAAAAGAAGTTTTACGATTTGTAGCACCACGAGCAAATATTCAAGGAGTACATTCTGATTTTACTCATATAGGGTACTATGATAATGATAAAATAGTAGGAGGTACTATATTTTCTCACTATGATGGTTTTAATATATGGATGCATTTAGCACTTGATAATCCTAGAGCTATGAGAAGGAGTTATGCAAAACAAGTATTTGAGTATTGCTTTTATACCTGTAAATGTGTTAGAGTAACAGCAATGACTAAACCGAGCAATACAAGATGTAGAAAATTAATTGAATCGGCAGGATTTAAACAAGAAGGTATTGTTAGGAAAGTTATTAAAGATGGTATGAAATTTCACAATGCTGTGTTATATGGATTATTAAGAAATGAATGTAAATATTTATAGGAGAGTCTAATGGGTGGAGGAATGAAGTCAGCACCAAGTATGCCAATGCCACAACCAATGCCAGAAATTGATGATAAGGTTGCAGAATCCGAAGCAAAGTTAGAAGCTGAAAGACAAAGAATGATATCACTTGGTAAACAAGGTTCTTATGGCACATTATTAACATCTGGAGAAGGTGTAAAAGAGGAAGCACCTGTAGCACAAACATTATTAGGTGGTGTAAAAAAACCAACTAGAATAACCTAATGGCAAATTTTGAATACATAAAAAAAAGACTTGCACAATTAGAAAGTCATAGAGGAACATGGGAAGAACATTGGCAAGACATTCTTGATTATGTAATGCCACGAAAAGCAGAAGTAGTATCTAAAAGAGAAAAGGGTGAAAAAAGAACAGAAGTATTATTTGATTCTACTGCTATAACAGCAAACAATTTATTAGCTGCAAGTTTACATGGCACATTAACATCACCATCATTACAATGGTTTCATTTAAAATTAAGAAGTGCTGAATTAAATCAAAACAGAGATGTACAATTATGGTTAGAAAATTCTGCAAAGAGAATGTATGACCTATTTAACGAATCTAATTTTAACACAGAAGTACATGAGTTATATCTTGATTTATGTTCAATAGGTACAGGTGCATTATTTGTAGAAGAAAGTAAAAAAGGTTTTGCTGAAGGTGGTGTTCATTTTAATACATTACACATTAAAGAGTTTTATATTAAAGAAAACAATGATGGTAGAATAGATACAGTATATCGTAAATATAATTTAACAGCACGACAAGCTATACAAGAGTTTGGGGAAAAAAATGTTGGAGAAAAACTTGTAGAAGCATCTAAAGAAAAACCAGATAAAGAATTTACATTTATTCATGCAGTAGAACCAACTGAAGATTATGAAAGAGCAATGGGTAAGGTTAAAACGAAATTACCTTTTTATTCTTGTCATGTATGTATAGAAGATAAGATGACAGTAAGACAGGGTGGTTATAGTGAGTTTCCATACCTTGTACCTAGATGGGCAAAAGCAACAGGTGAGATATATGGAAGATCACCAAGTTATAATGCATTACCAGATATTAAAACATTAAATAAAGCAGTAGAAATAGGATTAAAAGCATGGGCAAAAGCTATTGATCCACCATTACTTGTAACAGATGATGGTGTTATTGGTAGAGTTAGAATGACACCTGCTGGTATAACTGTTGTAAGAAACGAAGGTAGTGTAAGACCATTACCTATTGGTAGTAATTGGCAGATAACAGATATGAAAGAAAACCAATTACGAACTGCAATACGACAAGCATATTATTCTGACCAACTACAATTACAACAAGGTCCTCAGATGACAGCTACAGAGGTACAAGTTAGATATGAATTAATGCAAAGATTATTAGGACCAACATTAGGTAGATTCCAAAGTGAGTTTCTTAATCCATTAATTGAAAGAGTATTTGGTATTATGTTAAGAGCAGAAGCATTAATACCTGCACCAGAAGTAATACAAGGGCAAACAGTAGATGTAGAATATGTAGGACCATTAGCACGATCACAAAGAATGGAAGAATCTATTGCTATTGATAGATTATATGCATTAGCTATGCAAGTAGGTCAAATAGACCCTAGTATTATGGATAATATAAATCATGACCTTGCAATTAGAACTAGAGCAAATTTACTTGGTGTTCCTAAAACTGTATTAAGAGGTGCAGAAGAAGTTGCAGAAATGAGAGAAATGAGAGCACAACAACAGCAACAAGCACAAGAAATGGCTATGCAACAACAACAGGCACAAACAGCATTAACACAAAACCAAGCTATTAAAGAATTAGGTACACCAGAAGCACAACAAGGTGCAGAACAAGTAGAGGAATCGGCAAGAGCCATTGGTCTAGTTGAATAATGGGTAATATTCAAAAACAAAAAAAAATGCCTAATGTTATGGCTAATGACCCTGTTGTAAAACATCATTATGAAACATTAAAAAAGGGGCAAGAAGTTGTACAGAATGGTAAAACATCAACAGTTGTAACTATGATAGTAAAAGACCCTAGATTAAATAAAGGTAAGCCAACTTTAATACCAAGTTTATATAATGGTAAAATATATAAAAATGAGTATGATGCTGTTACTCAAGCATTAAAAACAGGTGTTAAATATACAAGTGGAGATACAGTTGAAGAATTAGATTTACTTGACCGAAGATTGCATGAGATGTATATAAAATAATGGAATTAAAAGAATTACAAAAAATGTATAGAATTACTTTTGACTCTGGAGAAGGGAAAGAAGTATTGGCAGATTTAAAGTCTGCTTATTACCATAGGAGTTCGTTTGATACTTGTCCTTATGAAACAGCATATAAGGAAGGTCAACGAGCTGTTATAATACGAATAATCAATCTATTAAAGGAGCAAAAAAATGATTGAAGAAACGACCACAACAGAAGGTAACCCTGTAGAACAACCTGTAGAAGATAATACAGTTTTAGGGTCTACTGTAAGTGATAATCAAGATTGGAGATCAAACTTACCAGAAGATTTAAAAAATGATCCTACATTATCTAATTTTAAAGATGTAGAATCATTAGCTAAAACAGTAGTCCATCAACAAAAAGTATTAGGTAATCGTATTCCTATACCAAAAACTGATGAAGAAAGAATGGAAGTCTATAATAAATTAGGCAGACCAGAAGCTGCTGATAAATATGAAGTAAATGTGCCAGAAGATTATTCTGCATATTTTACTGAGGATCAGATAAGTCAATTTAAAAATGTAGCTCATCAAATGGGTTTGAACCAACAACAAGTAGAAGGTCTTGTTAATTATCAAATGGAATCTATAAAGAATCAAGGAGATATGTATGCATCACAAGTAGATGTACAAAGACAGGAATCTGAAGCTATGCTTAAAAAAGAATGGGGGTATGATTATGATGCTCAAGTTCGTAATGCTAGGAGAGCAATAGATGTTTATGGTGATAATGAAATAAAAGAATTAATGAATACAGAAGCAGGTAATCACCCTGCTGTTGTTCGTTTGTTTGCTAGATTAGGTAAAGATATTACTGAAGATATGGCACAAAATACACAAAATAACACTTTAGCATCATCTCCATTAGATGCGAAACAAGAGATACAGGACACTTTTAACAACCCAGATCATCCTTATCACAACCCTAGACATAAGGATCATCAACCTGCTGTAGAAAAAATGCGACAGTTACATGAAAAAGTGTATGGTAATTCTTAAAAAAGTATGATATTATGTATGTATTGCCCTTATGGATAACAGTACATAAAGTCTAACGACTATAAACGAGGTTTCCCTTTATAGGACAAAAACTGCATAAATAATAATATTAATTTTAATAAGGAGAACTATAATGAGTGTTCAAATTACTACAGCTTTTGTAGAACAATATAAAAGCAATGTATTCCATTTGGCACAACAGAAAGGTTCAAGATTAAGAGATGCAGTTAGAACAGAAACTGTAACAGGTAAATCTCACTTTTTTGAAAGAATTGGTGATACTGCTGCTCTTAAAAGAACATCTAGACATAGCGATACACCTAGAGTTGACACCCCTCACTCTAGACGTAAAGTTACTATGGATGATTATGATTGGGCTGATCTGATTGACCAAGAGGACAAAGTTAGAATGTTAATCTCCCCACAATCTGAGTATGCAATGAGTGGTGCTTGGGCAATGGGTAGAGCAATGGATGATGCAATTATTTCTGCTGCTAGTGGAAATGCTTTCGGTGGTGTATCTGGTGGTACAACTGTAGCATTACCTTCTGGACAGAAAGTTGTTCATGCTTCTGCTGGATTAACTCTAGCAAAATTAATTAGTGCAAAAGAAGTATTAGATGCTGCTGATACTGACCCAGACGAGCCAAGATATATGGTTGTGTCTGCAAAACAGTTAAGCGACCTTTTAGGTAGCACAACTATTACTTCAGCAGATTTTAATTCTGTTAAAGCACTAGTACAAGGTGAGTTAGATACTTTCTTAGGATTTAACTTTATCAGAAGTGAACGACTAAGCACAGATAGCGATGGAAATCGTTCTGTACTTGGTTTTTGTCAATCTGCAATAGGTCTTGCACTTGGCAGAGATATTGAAACAAGAATCTCTGAAAGAGCTGACAAGAACTATGCAACACAAGTATTTTTATCAATGACAATCGGAGCTACGAGAGTAGAGGACGAAAAAGTTGTAGAAATTGCTTGTACAGAGTCATAGGGAGGTAAATCATGGCAACAGCTAAATCTGTAGAGATTACAAACTTAGATGCATCTCCCAGAGTCATTTCCGAAGTCGGAAGTGTTCATGGCAAGATGAGAGTATTTGCTGATACTATTGCAGCAGGTACAGGTGATATTGATAATGATGATGTAATTATGATGGCAGAAATTCCATCTAATGCTAAAGTTATGTCAATAAAACTTTATAATGATGACCTTGATTCAAATGGTTCACCATCATTAGCAGCTAATGTAGGTCTATATAATGGAACTACAAAGTATACTATTGCTGGTACTGAAACAGCAGCAAGTGCAGTTATTGATGAAGATTGTTATGCATCAGCTATAACAACTTTACAAGCAGCTAATACTGCTGGTGTAGAAGTTGCATTTGAAGCAAGAAATGTCAATGCAATAGCTAATCATGCATGGGAAGATGGTGGTCTGGCATCAGACCCTAAAGTTCCATTAAGAATTGCCTTAACAATGTCTAATGCAGCAGCAACAGCAGCAGCAGGTGATATTACTATGGTAGTTACTTATATTACTGATTAGGATAATAGACTAAACAATTTGGGGGTTGCAAAAGACCCCCTTTTTGTTAAATTAGGAGTATTATGGCAACAGAAGTATCAATATGTTCAAATGCTCTAAGGAGATTGGGCGATAGTCCTATTACTTCATTAACAGAAGATAGTGAAAGAGGAAGATTGTGTAATGCATTTTACGAACCATCAAGAGATGCAATATTAAGATCACATACTTGGAATTTTGCTATTAACAGAGCAAATCTAGCAAAACTATCTACATCCCCAGCATTTGAATATGCTAATCAATTTGCATTACCAACTGATCCATTTTGTTTACGAGTGTTAAAAATGGAATTTGAAGATTATGAATTTAAAATAGAAAATTTAGCAGGACAAGGTAGAGTATTACTTACAGATGAAGGAGAAGCTAAAATAATTTATATTGCTAGGGTTACTGATCCTAGTTTATTTGATTCTATGTTTGTTGATGTATTAACTGCTAAACTAGCAGTAGACTTGGCATATCCTGTAACTAATAGCACAACACTACAAGCACAAATGCAAAAATTATTTGAAAGAAAATTATCCGAAGCACGAAGTCTTGATAGTACAGAAGGATCAACAGATAGTCTTATATCAACTGTATTTACTGACTTTAGAGCACCCTAATGGCAAGAGTACATCCATTTCAAACAAATTTTACATCTGGTGAAATTTCACCTAAATTATTTGGTCAAGTAGATTTTAAAAAATATAACAATGCTGTAGAAACTATGGAGAATATGACAGTATTCCCACAAGGTGGAGCAGAAAGAAGATATGGTTCACGATTTGTATGCGAAGTAAAAAATTCAGCGAATGTAACAAGACTTATTCCTTTTGAATTTAATATTGAGCAATCATATATATTAGAGTTTGGTAATTTATATATACGATTTTATAAAGATAATGGACAAATAACAGAAGCTACAAAAACAATTACAGGTATAACTAAAGCAAATCCAGCAGTTGTTACAGCAGCATCTCATGGTTATTCTAATGGAGATCATGTATGGATTAATGATGTTGGAGGAATGACCGAAGTAAATTCAAGAAGATATACTGTGGCTAATAAAACTACAAATACATTTGAGTTATCTGGAGTTAATTCAAGTAGTTACACAACTTATACTTCTGGAGGTACAGCAGCTAAAGTATATGAAATAACAACAGAATATACATCTTCACAGTTAGCTGAATTACAATTTGCACAATCAGCAGATGTTATGTACATAGTTCATCCTTCACATGAACCCACTAAATTAACAAGAACAGGTCATACATCTTGGAGTATAACTGATGTAGATTTTGAAAAAGGACCATACTTAGACAAAAATACAACATCAACTACTTTAAATCCTTCTGCACATACTGTAGGAACAGGAAGAACAGTTGTAGCAAGTTCAACTACAGGTATTAATGGAGGAGATGGTTTTCAATCTACAGATGTAGGCAGGTTGTTAAGATTTAGAAGTGGTCATGCAAAAATTACAGCAGTAGCAGATACATTAAATTTTACAATAGAAATATTAGTAGATTTAGGATCAGCTACTGCATCAGATGATTGGCAGTTAGGTGCATATTCTAATACAACAGGGTTTCCAAGAGCAGTTAGTTTTTTTGAACAACGATTAATATATGGAGGTAGTACAAGTTATCCTCAAACTATATGGGGATCACAATCTGGATTATATGATAATTTTGATGAGGGAGATGCAGATGCAGCAGATGCATTTATATATACTATTGCAGCAAACAAAGTTAATACAATTAGATGGTTAGCTCCATCTAAAGATTTAATAGTAGGTACAGCAGGTTCAGAATATAAGGTAGGTAGACCAACAGGTGAGCCATTAAAACCAGATAATGTAAATATTGCTCAACAAACAACTTATGGTGTTTACCCTGCAAGACCAATACAAATTGGTAATGTTGTTTTATTTATACAAAGACAACAAAAAAAAATTAGAGAATTTTATTATAAGTTTGAAGATGATGCCTATTCTGCACCAGATATGACTATATTATCAGAGCATATTACAGGTGATGGTATTACTGAAGTAGATTTTGCCCAAGAGCCAGATTCTGTGTATTGGGCAATACGAGAAGATGGTGTATTTTTAGGAATGACATATCAACGAGAAGAAAATGTTGTAGCATGGCATAGACATTTACTTGGTGGAAAAACAGGAACAGCAACAGTTACAGTTACAGATTATGCTAATATACCTGTAGGTAGTCGTATTGTAATAACAAAGTCGGATGGTACAAAAGTAACATTTACATCAGAAACAGCAGGTAGTTCATCACCATCAGAAACAAATGGATGGCGACCTAATACAAATAATGATACAACTGCTGATAATATTTATACAGCTATAAATGCTCATGCAGATTTTACAGTAGCAAATCCTGCTGCAAATATAGTAACTATTACAGAAACAAGTCCACAAGCCACAGGTTTTTTAACAGTAGAAACAACAGATTCTACACGATTAGCAGCGACTAGCGAATCACATTCTAAAGCTAAAAGTGTAGCAAGTATTCCAGAGGGAGGGGAAGATCAAGTATGGATAATAGTAGAACGAGTTATAAATGGTTCAACAGTACAATATATAGAATATCTTGATTCTAATTCTAATATGGATAGTTATTTAACAGGTACAGTAAATTCATCATCTACAAGTGTTACATCATTAGATCATTTGGAAGGGGAAAAAGTACAGATATTAATAGGAGATGCAGTATATCCACCACAAACAGTAACGAGTGGTGCAATAACAGTAAGTTTGCCAGCAGCATTATCTACCAAAACTATAAATGTAGGATTAGGGTATGTAAGTACATTAAAAACATTAAAACCAGAATTTGGTGGTCAAGCAGGTACTTCACAAGGAAGAAAAAAAAGATATAATGAAGTTATGGTAAGATTTTTGAATACAGTAGGTGCAACAATAAATGATGATCAATTACCATTTAGGTCATCTGCAACACCTATGGGTCAGAATATACCAGAGTTTACAGGAGATAAACGAGTAACAAATTTAGGATGGGATAGAGATGGGCAGATTACTGTCAAACAAACTCAACCCCTACCTATGACAATATTAGGAATAACAGGAACACTTTTAACTGTGGATTAAATTATGTTTGGAATAGCATTAGCACCTTTAGCAGCACCAGCAGCAAGTGGATTTTCATTTGGAACTTTTTTAACAGTTACAAGTATAGGTTCTACTATATTAGGAACTTATCAAAGATACCAACAATCATTAACTAATACTAGAAATTTGAGAACAGCAGCAGCTTATGATAGACAAAGAGCAGATATAGCTAGAAAACAAGAAATTATTAAAGCAAATAATGCAGCCAGAAAATTAGCATCAGAAAAAAGAGCATCTATTGGAGCAAGAGGTGTTGCTATGGCAACAGGGTCTACATTATTAGATAAACAAGGTGTTTATGAAGAATTAGAAGATGCATTGTCTTGGGTAAATCAAGGGTATTCTTTTGAGTTAGCTTCAATAAATTCAGAATTAGAAGGTGCATTACAAGAAGAAGCATATAAAAGAGGAACAACATTAGTTGGTGGTGCTGCACAAGTAGCATTAACATCAGCTATGGGAGATTTTAGTGGGTTTGGTTCATCTTCAAATAGTGGTTATGTAGTTCCAAATACACAAACAGGTGCAACAAGAAGTGTTCCAATATCTTTTAGGTCTGGTGTAACTAGAGGTACACGATTTGGTGGTATGGTAGATTATAGTAAAGGGTTTGGTACATAATGGCTATAAGAATTGCATCT